CTTCAAGCCCATAGCAGGGTCATTAGCGTTCAGGTAACGCAATACAGGTGGAAGCACTGAGGCTACGCCTGCTGCAATGAGTGCCTTAGGATCTGACACGCCTGCTGCTGCCATGCTGATTACTGCTACAAGGAAGGCTCTAGCCCATGAACCTGCTGCTGTCTTTAGTTCGTTCATTATTGTCCGCCTAACATAGGTACTTGAAAAAAAGCACCATCATTGTCAGCTTCTTTCTTAAAGCTAACATGCATGTGCTTAGTGTGTTTGTTAGCCCCTGTGTACTTGCGCCACTTCCAGTTAAGGATGCTGGAGCAGATTCGTCCATCGTAAATGATGTAAGCAATACGCGTGTCTGCTTTGGACTTTGATAAGGTACGAAGCTGATCAGCAAGATCTCCCATGACATCTGGCTTTCCGCCTTTGTGTAGATCTTTGTCCACATCAATGGCACGAACCCAAAAATTCTCATCTGGATTATGATCTGACTTGCGAGCAGCGTGTCGAGTGTCACCGATCCAACCATCCGATGTGCGGTCACGATCTGCGAACGAGTCATCAAACTGCTCTCGTAGTTGGATTGCGGCTTTAGATAGTCTTGGCTTCATCTTTATTTAAATACGCCTGATAGTCTGAATTGGTTTCATCAATAGGAATTGACAATACAACATTACTATCATCAAAAGTAGCTTCAATATATTCGATAACTTTGTCGTGAATTTGATATGACTTTTTTTCATATTTAATCATTTTACAACTCCGCACTAAACGATAGATTACAAGCATTTACACCAAAACTGTCCCAACTTGCAAAGACTTGGGTACCAGCCAATGTTGCATTTGTTAATGTGACTTCTGTGTAGGTTGTGCCACCAGTATTAGGTAAAGCAACCCCGATTGCTGCCGCTGATACCGTACCAACGCCAACAGTAAATGATGTGTCATAACTTACTACACGCCCAAAAGTTGAAGCACCGCTTGCTATTGATGACAATGTAGGTGCAGACCGCATAGGTACAGGTAAATTGACTGGCAAAATTGCTGTCGTTGTCGCTACGCGAACAACTGGGTTATTTGTATCGGCTGAAGCGTTTGTCGTAAAGTTGTAAAAGTAACGCTGGCATGCAGCTAGTTCGCCTTGAACTGTTCCTGTTGCAGTCTGGAATGGTGTTGCAACTGAACCTGCTTCAATTTGCACTCCCCAGAAATCCATAACGCAACCATTTGCCGCCTGTGGGTCTAGTCGCAATTGTAGATAACTGCCTGCACCAATTGTTTTTCCGCTAATGCTTGGGATTACAATCGTTGCAGTAAATCTTGTCCAAGCAGTTGTGACATCAGCACCAATGCTAAAGGAGGTGCTGACTGTTGCCGATCCGCCTGATCCAAAGTTTTGCTGAATAAACCCATTAAGAGTCCGAGTCGAATCTGCTTTAGCGTAAAAAGATAATGTCACTGTTTGATTTGCAAAAGTCCTAACATCTTCAATTCTCTGCATTACAGATATTCTGTTGCATGTTCCTAAGGTTGTTATTGTGTTTCTTAAAAAGAATGTTCCTTCATATCCCGCAACTGGCGCAGTTCCCGCTGTAAAACTTTGTTGAGTTATGGAGTTACTCGTAGGAATAGCAGCGCCGTAATCAACAAGCCAACGATCTGATGTGTAAGCGTTATTTGCAGGGTTTGTAAAAGTAGTACCACGCTGCCAAATACCAAAATTTCCATTGATGATCTTGTTCTTACCTGCTTGACCTAATCCAACATTCCACACAGATGTGTCAATAGCATCGCCTAATGCGCGAATGTCCTGTGCGCCATTTTTTACAAGGCTGCTGTTATCGGGCTCTGCCCATTTATAATTCGGTGATAGTGCCATTAGGTTAAAGCTCCGATCGCGTTAGTCCAGTCAAGTGTACCATTTACGCCAGTCCACATGAGTGAAGCTGGCACTACTGTCTCCCATTGTGTGGTAGATAATGAGAAGTCTGTTGCTGAAATATACAGAGTTATCTCTGTAAAACTAGGGGTTGCTCGAAGTGCCACATTTTCCACAAAGCCATCGAATTGACCATCAAGCAAGTTAGAAGGCAGATTAGTGATTTGCATAGGCTGACCAAAATAAACCCCGATAAGGCTGTCAAGCATGGCAGTCGGGATGTTTGGATTGTCTAGACGAAAGGTGATGACTCCCAAAGACCCGCGAGGATTCTTACGCAGTAAAAGCTCTCTAGTGCCAATCTGAGTAATGTCCACAAGATTCTTGATGTTAGAGTCGAATGAACGCTGGAATACTCCGAAAGAGGCTATGGAGTCAGTATCTTCGATGCTGTAGGTGCTTGCATATCCCGTGCCGTAGCGATAGATAAGGCTGTTACGGATGCGAGCAATCTGAGTTGTGGACTGGATAGAGGTAGGTGTTGCATACGCGCCATCGACGTTAGTAAAGCCATTTGCCGCAAGAGAGTTAGATCTGTGGTCTGCATCTGCATAAGAAACATCTCCATCCTTTTCCTCGTAAATCTGACCAAGTGCACTGCTAGCAATCTGATCGACAAGAGTCTGCGACTTAGCAGAAGCATTAGCAGCTAAAGCAATCATCGTGTAGAAGCCTGAGTCCACCTCGCCAATAAAGGACTCAGCATCTAGCCATGTTTGTGTTGCTGAATAAGTTTCCCATGTGACTGTAGGCGTAACCTCAGCCCATGAAAGCTCTAAGGCGGAGCCTAGGATGGCTGATATCTGCGCGCCATCTAAGCCTTCTGCAAGTGCTGTGTTATACACGACCTTAGTAAGTCTTGCCAGTGAGCCAATGCCTAGAATAGTGCCAGTAGTGATAAAGCCTGATTCCTCTGGACTTCTGACTCCGATATTAAAGTCTGAAACCTCGCCACCGAATACAGTGACATAAGTGCCACTGCCATTTTTTAGCTCCAAGGTGATTGGTTCTGTGACATTGATGGTGAAAGGTGCATTAGTAGTGTTGATTATCTCTACTCGGCAGTATCCTGCTGTGCATTGTCTGTCAATATCTAAGCGACCAGATGCAAAGGAAACAGAGGTGACAGTCGTATAGACATCATCACCTACTGTCACTCGCCATTCTGGAAGCCATGTCATGCTGCGAAAGTTCCTAAAGTACCGCGTTGCCTTGCATCTGTAAGCACCTGATCGATTGCCTCTGCAATAGCGTTAGGGTCTCCGATGCCAGTGTTCACAGTGATGTTCACTGTTGTAGGGTCATTAGTAACTGCCCCAGGAAAACCGCTAGAAGCATAAGCACCCGCAGTAGTTGAACCGCCGACAACTCCACCTGTTCCAGCCACTACAGGTACAAAACTTCCAGCTGCTAAGGCTTCATTTACTTGAGCATCTGTGAGCAATGGGATGCCTGTTGCAGGTGTTGCGGCTGGAGTAATTGCTTTAGTTGAGCCAGTAGAGGCTAGGTTAATTTTGCCTAATAAATCCAGAGCAGCTTGTAAATTGGCTATGTTAATTAAATCTTTTGGCTCTAGGCTTTTAAGAATTGTCTCAATATCGCGCATTTTGAGATCTTGGTTTGTCAATGCTCCCAAGATTTTGACATCCTCATTAAGACGAGCAGTTGCTCTCTTGATGGCTGCTTCATCCTTAGAAGCAATAGCATCTTCTAAATCAATGATTGACTTCTTAACATTGAGACGGGCAGTGTCATTAGTAATCTGTAAGATCTGTGCCCCATTAGTTGCCTTGCCTAATTGCTCTGCCTGAGAGGTTAAAGCTGCTGCGATCTGGATCTTGTCCATGTCGAAGATCTCGCTACTTTTGCCAAGAGCAAGGTTAGCCTTATCAATTGCATTCTGTAATCTTCTTTGTTTTACAGCATCGGCTGCTGACTTAGCCTGATCCTTAACGAACTTAGCAAGTTGCTTATTGCGAGCGATTGCTTCCTGCTCTGCCTTTTTGCGAGCTGCTTCGCGCTGTTTGAATCCACCATCTCCAGATGTAGGAAACATCAAAGGACCAGTATTTAATGCAATCTGTGGCTGGTTTTTTTTCATTGCGTTACCAATTGCAGCAATACCAAGAGCAGCAACACTTATAGCTGTAAACCACGGAGCCCATGCAAGACCTATTGCAACACCTGCTGCAACTAGAATAGGTTGAGCAATCTTTATTTCTTGCACCAAGTAACCAAAGCCAGTAATTGCATTAGTGAGTTTAATTGAAAGATTCTCAATTGTTTTGGCTGCTCCGCCTGCTCCCTGTGGACCAGCAAGACCGCCTAGAGCTTCGAATAGTCCGCCACCAATGCGCTCTTTAGCTTGGTTGCTTACCTCTGAAAGGATTGCCAATTGACCAGTAAGGCTTAGTGCTGCCTCATCTGCTGCGCCAAGAGTCTGCTTACCAATAACATCCATGATTTCTTTGAATGTCATCGCTGATAATTCTGCCTTGGTTAGACCTAGGCGATATTGGTTAAGACCCTTTGTATTGCCCACATAAGCATTGGCTAAATCTTTAGCAACACTAGCAACATCTGCTGAACGAGAAGCGGCAAGGTCAAGAGCAGTGTTCATAATGTCTGTGGACATTGACACTGAGCCAGTTGCAGATAGAAGAGCCTGCATTGCTGGCACTGCCTGATCGCCTGTAACTCCGTACAGTCTGCCGATTTGATCTACATAAGCTGTTACCTGTGGAGCATCAAAAGCAAGACCAAGATTTTTTACTGTGTTGGTTAGAACTACAGTCTCACGCTGTGCATCTGCAAAGTCCTTGATAGTAGTCTTGATTGCATAACCTAGAGCTGCTCCGCCAAAGGCTAAGCCAAAGGATTGACCTAATGACTTTACACTTTTGTTAAGTTTGTTAGCCGCTGAGTCTGCTTGCTTAAAAGCATTCTTGCCAATGAACTCTGCAATAATCTTAATGTCGATATTTGACTGAGCAGCCATTATGATGCCTTCCTAATTCCGCGAGTGACATAGCCACCAGTCTTTTTCTGGAAATCTGCATCTGCTCTAAGGACTGCCTTAATCATGGCATCCTGAGTCTTGCCTTCATCCTCTGCCCAAGCGCGATAGATCAAGCGACCTTTATCCTCGCCTCTGCCTTTCATCTGACCACCCATGGAAGCGATGAAGTCACGACCTGCATACTTGTTAATAGAATGAGAATACTTTTTACCTGCTGGACCTTTAGGACCCACCCAAGGCTGACCAAAAGGATTCTTGCGACCAGCAGTCTCATAGATAGCACCTGCTGCTGTTGAATTGACGATGCGAACGCTAGATGAGAATCCTCTGCTGTTCTTTGCGCGGGCTGTTGAGAAGCGAATACCGCGCTTAACGAGTGCGCCATTGTAAGAAGGAAACTTGCCACCTTCTCTGCCCCAGTTACTTAAAGGTGCAGCAGCAGGGGCAAAACCTCTAGCCTTATTAACTACAGGCTTTGCCAATGCTGTCAATTCCTTCTTTAGAGCTTTGTCAAGATCTGGAGCGTAGCTCTTCATGGCTTTGCGGAGATTATCTACGCCTTTGAACTCTACTGGCATCGGCTATCTCCTTCGCTTCATCTTTGAGCCCTTGCACTAGTGCATCGAGCATGATCTTGTCTAACTCCAATAACTGCTGTGGCGCGATTCCCAATCTAATGCTTAGCCTAGCGATTAGATAGGTGAATGGAAGATCGCGCTTTAAGCTAAAGGGTCAGAGTCTAAAACCTCGACACTCTTCAGTGTCTCAATAAACTCCATCCCGAAAGGCTTAACAGTTTCACCTGCTGTTCTACGACTTACCACCCATGCCAAAAAATACACATCTTGCTGGCGTTCAAGCTCACGAAAAGCCTTATGAAACCCCATCTTCGCATGCTGTTCGAATTCGAACTCAACCGCAGGTGAGATCTCGCCTTCTAACACACTTCCATCTGTACGAACGATCTTTAGTTTTGCCATGGTTTTGCCCCTTTGTTAGTTAATTGATTATGCAGATGCTACTGCAATAGTTCCGTTTACATTCCATGTAACTGACTGTGTTGAAAGATCTCCAACTGCGCCGTTAATAGGTGTGATGTTGTTGATCAAGCATGACATTGTGTAAGAAGGATTTGTTGGTCCAACTGCTGCTGTTGTCTGCTTGATGACTACAGTTACAGATGTTCCCCATGTAGAGTTCAACTTTTGTAGTGTCTTGTTTGTATCTGGGTCATTGAAAAAGTCAATTGTTACGCTTGAACGCTCCAAGCCTTTTACAGCTCGCGCTCCAGAATCGCCCATTGCCGTGACATCCAATTCGTCGAATGATCGGTTAATGGTACATGAGCTCACTAGCGATGAGAGATCAACCGAATCCACAGTTACACTCACGCCATTTGATAGATAAACTGCCATTTGGTTATTCCTCTTCTTTCTTAGTTACTGGCTTTGCAGCCACTGGCTTTACCTGACCGATTTTGATCAGGAATGCTTCGTTCTCTTTTTCCCATTGTTCCAATTCGGTCATGGTTAGCTCCAACTTGTTAGGATTGATACGGACATCTCACAGCTGAGCAGTTCGCCTGATGCAGCGTTGAGAATACTAGGTGCGCTTATTTCGCTTACATTATAGACGAAAGATGATGCTGCTAACTTAGCGAACACGCCGACAACAATATCTTCAATGCCGTTAAGGTTTCCCTCATTGTCAAAAAGTGGCACTGTCATGATTATCTTAAAGTTAGCCAGAGGACTGATAGAGATTTGAGAATTGTTATTAGGTGTTAAATATGGATCATCTGGACTTACGATCACGCTGTTGGCGAGTACCACGCTTGGTGGGAACGCGAAGGTCTGCCATTTTGAGTTATCAATTAGGGCAGTCGCTAAAGTAGTTCTAAGAGTTGTTATGGCTACAGGTGGCATTATCCCACCATTGAGTTAGGGCTTAGCGCGTGCGCGATCAATCCTCGCACCTTAGCGAGAAGCTGTGCGCTCATTCGGTAAGGGCTTGGCTGGAAATCGACAGCGTTTGAGCCGCTTAATGTGGCGGTACGCGCTTGCCAGATTTCTACAGATATCATGAGTGCTGCTTGCTGGACTGCTTTATCTGCAGACCAGTCCACATAGGTGTCTGCTGTAACTGTGCCAAAAGGTTGAACTGGATGCTCTACTGCTGGAGTGTTGTTGTTGCCTGTAATGTTAAAGGTGATGTTGTAATCGCCTACTCCAGTAAGAGTCTTTGATCCGTTGTGCTTTGATCCGTTGCCAGCAATAACTACTGTCTGACCTACATAGAAAACTTTTTCTACTTTGTCCTCAAAGTAAAGAGTGCCAGTAGTGGCTGTGTTGCTGTGCGCAATGTTGAAATAAGAATTAGTCCAGAGCATAGGCAGTAGAACTGCATCGGTTGCATCACAGACTTCTTGAAGGGTGGCATCTGGGTACAGCGTACCGACTCCGAGAGTGCTGCGGAGTTCTGCGACTGTAGTAAGTGCCATGATTTCCTTTCTAAAGACTCTAGAGGGTCAGAGGGCTACTGACCCCCTAGAGCGTACTTAGTTACCTGTTTTTATTAAGTTAGGTTGAACTTACGAACGCCCTTACCTGACTTAGCAAGATAGATTGCTAGGTATCCGTAAAGGTTGATCTCTACTTCGCCTGTTGTCAAAACATTAACGCGAAGTTGTGTCTGTGGTGATTCCCAGACATATACTGAAGATGGTGCAACCAAGAACGCTGAGTTATCGATTACGCCTGATGCTGAGATGTTGTGATCTACGATCAAGTCAGTACCAAGAACATTGCCGCGAACAGATGTAGCGACTGCTGTACCTGCTGCGTTGTATGTTGCGCCTTGTGCTGAGTAAAGTGCGCGACCTGTTGTGTCTGCGTATCCTGTGATCGCTGCCCATTGGTCAGTTGAAGCAACTAGCTTGTTAGCAAAGTCTCCGCCTGTACCCTTGTATGCTGCTGCACCTTCTACAGAGATGAATGACTGTAGTCCTGCTGCTGTTGCTGCTGTTGTTGCAGCTGTTGTTCCATCTGCAATAAATGCTGCTAGAAGTGCTGCATCTGTAGCCTTCTCATAAGCTTTGCGGAGTTCGATCATCATCAATTCCATGAATGCAGGCTGTGATCTGTCGATGAGCTCAAAACTTACACGTTGTAAGCCACTGAACTTGTTTACGTTAATCGTGTCAAAGGCTGAGGTCATCCCAGTTTCTGATGGTGCTGCACCTTCGTTAGTGTCTGCAACTGTTGGAGCAACATCTGCTGAAGTAGCATTTGTGTAAAGGCGCGGAACTGTGAAGGACATACCCTCTGGCAAAAGAGCTGATCGAGTTGCTGCTTCAAATGCTGGACGTCCTGTGAAGGTGTCAGTGATGAATGTGTTTAGGTGTGGTGCAAGTGTAAGACCTGTGTTTGTTGATGTTGAGTCATCCGCTGCGCGAACTACGCGGCGTGCTTCGTCATCACCAAGTGCTGCCTTGATGTTTGCTTCTAGGTACTGTGCGCCTGTGATAGGTGCTACGCGCTCGCGCACGAATGTAGTTGCTGTCACTACAGTTGGGCGAGCAGCTTCAACCGCTGCTGCTTCTACTGCTGGTGCTGCAACTGTCTCTGGAGTGTTCTCCACAGCTGTCTCGCTTTCTGTTGGTGTGATTTCTTCTTCTACTGCTTCTGGATTTTCCTCAGCAGCTACATCGATAACCTGAGCCGACTTAAATGCTGGCTCTGTTACCAATGAAACCTCTAGCAGTTTCGCAGCGGATACGAACATCACATTGCCCTTCTGCTTTGACTTAATTACTTCTACGCCCACTGACAGACCTGACTGCAATCCTTCTTCTGCAAGGATTAGAGCTTCTGATCCACGATTAGATCGTGAGACTTTGAACGATGCATAGATGCCATCTTCTTGCTCTGTGAATTGTGTTGCCTTGCCTAAAGGTTGGCGTGAATCATGCTGATTAAGAAGCTTGACAGTCTTAGGATCTTCTGGAAGTGCGATCGCGCCCTTCTCGAATACGACCTTACCTGCTGAAGTGTTGCCGACTTCGCCTGTACCTGCTGGCACAATCTTGCCTGAGATTAAGCGTTCTTCAACATTGGCAATAAGCCCAGCTGTGAAAGTGATTACTTGGTTTTCCATTATTCGAGTCCTTCGCTGCCGTTAGGTGTTAAATCTTCCATCTCCATTGCTTGCTCAACTGTGATCAAGCCAAGAGATAACATCTTTTCAATTACTAGCAATCGCTCCATTGGTTCAGTTGCTAAGAATGATGAATCAACATCAAAGCGAACTGCATTTCCGCGAGCAGTAATGTCATCCATTGAGAGACGATCTTGAATCGCATTTACATAAGGCGCAAGGCTCATCGAGAAGAATTGCTTACGCTCATCAAGAACATTGGCATAAGTCATCGATGTGTTGGCTTCTGCGCTAAGAAGGTACGCTGGAATTGAGCATAGTCGAGCAATCTCAGTTGCTAGGAACTGCTGTGCTTCGTCATACATCATATCTTTTGGAGAGAATGATGTTGGCTGGTATTCCAAAGTGCTTGTCAAGTATGCAGTTGCACGATTGTTGCGAGCATTCTTCCATGCTGCAAGAAGTCCAGCGATCTCTTTAGGATCTAGGTCTGCGCCATTGTTGCGAAGCACTCCAGATGGCATTGGTGTGCTTGCTGATAAGACTGCTGCTTTACGAAGATCGATTGCAGCTCTAATTGTTTCAGATCCGCGTTCTAAGATGCCTTCATCAAATGATTGGAAAGTAACAATCGAACCAAGACCTGACATCGGTACGGCAACCGCATCGATAAAATACTGAGTGACAGTCATGCCGTAAAGGTCTGTGGTAAATGTAACTTTTACATTAGGTATCCATTGGAAGCGAGATGGTCTGCCATCTTCTGCATAAACTTCTGTAACTTGCCAGTAAGCCACGCCGTACATCATCAATGAATCAACAGTCCACGCCATTGTTACAGAGCGCGGCTGGTTAAGTGCTGGCTGATCAACCCAAATTGGATTGCCTAATTCTTCACCTGTGGACTTGCGATAAAGGTTAAGAGGTAGTCCACCGATAACGCCTGAAAGTAAATTACGGCATCGAGCTACAGATGGAACAGACATCGCTTCGTTGCGAGAGACTCGCGGAAGGATGTAGTTGTAAAGTGAGTTTAAATTCTCACCCATAATAGAAGGGGCATATTGCGCTAAAAGCGATGAACGCTTATCTTCAGAGATTGCTTCAGTTTTGCGAAATAGACCCATAGACAAATACTATACCATTTGTCAAGTTAATACACAATGTGCTATGGGTGTGTCTAACCATAGATCTGAGGCTTAGGCTGTGGAATCATCAACTTGCTTACTGCCATTGCGATGCCAATAGGTGCGCTTATGTCTCCAGCGGATTTCCGCTTGATGATACGCCACGCGCTGTCATTGACCTTAGCTGCACAGTTGTTCATCTGCTGTATGAACTCAGCCTGTCCATTGTGAACTACTCGATGATTGACCAAGCCTTCTAGTAAGTCTCCACATGCTTTGTAGAACTGTTGTCCAGAGACATCTTCTACGATCACGCCAGAATTGGAGAGCCTGTCCGCAATAGTTTGTGTGGCGTACTTGTCAAAGCAGACTAGGCGCGGCTTATAGATGTCACACCATGCCTTTATACTTGCCGCCATCTTTAACTCATCGATGGCAACCTGAGAGCTGTAAGTTTCCAAAATGCCGATGCCGATCCGTCCATCTGGAAGCAAAGATCCAGCAACGAGTGATCCATTTCTTCTACTCGGACTTACATCAAAGCCAAAGACAGTGTAAGCACCAATCGCCATCTCTAATGTGCTGTCAGATGTTTCTTCTAAGATGCCATGCGGCCATGGACTACTTAGTGAGTCGATCCACTGGCAAAGAGTCTCAGTGCGAGTGTTCTCAATCGGCGAAGTAGCAATCGCTTCCTCAATCGCTTCCTCTGTGATGGTGTATCCCAAAGAGGGGTTAGCCAAAGCCCATGCATCGCGGTCTGTTATCTTGCAGTACTGGGGTGCTGAGTATTCGTAGAATCCGAATGACTTAGGTGGGTAGTCGATCGCTCGTTCTCGCAGGTCGTTAAGAACAGTTGAGAACGCATCTCCAGCATTCGAGGTAAGAAGTGTCTGACTATTTGGGTGAGCTCTAGTAGTTGGAGTTGCTGCTCTAAATCCATCTTCTGTGATCTCTCGGACTTCATCGATGTAAAGTAGTCCGTTGACACTTCGTCCACGAGATCCATCTCTAGTAGCTGCAACGACATCAAGGCGCGCTCCAGAGAGCATCTCAATAGACTCCGTTCCATTAGCGTGTCTGATCTGTTTAACGAATCCTTTAAGGTGGTCATTGGTCTCCAATAGACTGGTCACTTGTCTGAATGTATCTAAAGCCATGCTTCTGTTCGAGCTCATAATAAGCACATTGGTGTTCCACTTTATGAGGTGTGCAAGTATCAGCATTCTCGCTAGGTGGGTCTTGCCGTTCTGTCTGGCTACCAATATCAAGTTTGTCTTACGAATCCACATGCCTTTTTTATCCACAGTAAGCATGTCCTTTAGCACGAACTCTTGCCACGGCATTAAGTCCATCTTCACAATCGCGCAGAGATCTTTTACATCTTGCAGCTTGTTTTCGCCTTTGAGAAGTGGACTGTGAAGCCTCGGCTTGGTTGCCCCTCGTAAGGCTTTGGACTTCTTGGGTTTAGTTGTCATTGATTTGGATTAGGTCGGGTCTTAAACGGACTGTCCAGCATCGTCTCGGACTGCATCGGGGAGGTATAGGTTGA